ATTACTTAAACAACAAAGATATTCTCAAAGAGATAAACGCAAGTAAACTTACTTATTGCCAAATCTCAGATGAAAAGTATAGTAACTACGACATAATTGTAAACAATATAACTGATATTAACGAAACCACTATTGCAGAAGCAAGAGTAAATAAGTCAAACAAACTTCAAAGCGAAGCGTATGCTGTAGCAATGTCTACGCATGATAGGGCAGATTATAAGAACAAACCTAAACAAAAAGAGTTTGCTGTAGACCCAGATTCATTCGACTTAGAAGAATTAATTTTCCGTGTTATGAACATGGACCACATTCCTTTACAGCCAGGAAGAAAAAAGAATCCTAAAACTGAAGCTGACACAAAAGCAAAAGTAAACTTCCCAGCATTTAAGCACTACGCATACCAAGGCGATAAATTAGTCGAAGTTGTTCGTAGCCATTGGCTAGGCAGTATTAGTAACGGTGAGTTCAGTGTTGACCACGGAAGAATCACAAACAAACTAGGAACTATGTTTTTAAAACTAGTTGAAAGGTATTCACACAGAGCAAACTGGCGTGGTTATACTTATGTAGACGAAATGCGTGGACAAGCATTAGTACAGTTATCTCAAATTGGATTGCAGTTTAACGAATCCAAGTCAGACAATCCGTTTGCATATTATACGGCAGTTGTTAATAACAGTTTCACAAGAGTGTTAAATATTGAAAAACGCAATCAAACTATCAGAGATGATATTTTAATTGATCAAGGCCACATGCCTAGTTTCAGTAGACAGATTAAACATGAAGAAGAAATACGAAACCTACGAGAAGCCGCAGAGTCTGCAGCAGAACAAGAAAATAACCCAGAGTAGTTTTATATGAGTCAGTTGTTTAAAACAGCGGCCTGCTTTACGGATATCCATTATGGATTAAAGCAAAATAGTCGCTTACATTTAGAAGATTGTCATAGATACATAGATTGGTTTATTGCAGAAGCAAAAGCAAGGAATGCAGAAACATGTATTTTCCTTGGCGACTGGATGCATCATAGATCAAGTATTAATGTTGCAACCATGAACGCAACTGTTCGTGATCTTAAAAAGTTAAATGATAACTTTGAAACAGTATATTTTATAACAGGCAATCACGATCTCTATTACAGAGACAAACGTGATATGAACAGTATCGAATTTGCTCGTGACTTGTCTAACTTTGTTATGGTAGACGACATGTATGAAAAAGATGATGTTGCTATTGTTCCATGGCTAGTAGGCGATGATTATAAAACTGTTTCTAAGATGCAGTGCAAATACATGTTTGGACACTTCGAACTTCCATACTTTAAAATGAAAGAGATGCCAGACCATGGAGGCATTAATGATAAAATGCTTAGTGGACCAGAATATGTATTCAGTGGGCACTTTCACAAAAGACAATTTAAAAATAACATACATTACTTAGGTAATGCGTTCCCACATAACTATGCAGATGCACAAGATGACGAACGTGGTGCTATGTTCCTTACATGGGACGAAAAGCCTATATATGTAAACTGGACAGAGTGTCCTAAGTATAGAGTGTTTAGTCTTAAACAATTATTAGACAATCACGAAAATTTACTTGACAGTTATACCTATGCTCGTGTAAAATTAGATATTAGTATATCGTATGAAGAAGCAACTTTTATTAAAGAAAAATTTGCTGAGCAATACAATGTAAGAGAGTTACAACTTATTCCTATCAAAGAAGAAGAGCAGGAATTTGAAGGTAGCGAAATAAAGTTTGAGAGTGTTGATCAGATCGTGTTGCAACAATTAGACACAATCGAGTCAAACACAATTGAGAGAGATAAACTAATCAACATATATAACGAGTTAGAAATTTAATATGCTAAAGATTAAAAATGTATCAGCCCGTAACTTTATGAGTGTGGGAAACAATACCCAAGCGGTAAATTTTGACAACTGTCAACTAACATTAGTACTAGGTCACAACTTAGACATGGGTGGTGACGGCAGTAGAAACGGTACAGGTAAAACAACAATTATTAATGCACTTAGTTATGCACTCTATGGAGAAGCACTAACTAACATTAGACGTGATAATTTAATTAACAAAACAAATGCTAAAGGCATGATGACTACAGTAGAGTTTGAATCCAAAGGCATTGATTATCGTATCGAACGTGGACGTAGACCTAATGTATTAAAGTTTTTAGTCAACGGTGAAAATACTGTAAGCGAAGAACAACAAGGCGACAGTAGAGAGACACAAAAAGCAATAGAAAAAATTATTGGCTTTCCGCATAATATGTTTAAGCACTTGGTTGCACTAAACACATACAGCGAGCCATTCCTTAGTATGAAAACAAATGATCAGCGAGACATGATTGAGCAGTTGTTAGGTATTACTGATCTAAGTTTAAAAGCAGAACAGCTCAAAGAAAAAACTAAGTTTACTCGTGATAGTATTAAGGAAGAAGAATTAAGAATACAGGCTGTTCAAACTAGCAACGAACGTATAGAAAAGAACATTGCAGAAATTGAAAGTCGCAAGAAAGCATGGGACGCCACACATAATACTAAAGTAAAAGATTTAGAAACAGCAATTACTACCTTAGGCGAACTTGATGTTGAAACTGAGATTGCATCGTTCAAACAAAATGTTGAGGCTAAAGCACAACAGGACCTTGTTAATACTATTAACAAAGAAGTAAAAAGTTTAACAACAAGTTACACTCGCAGTAAAAATAGATTAGTAGAACATGAAGCAAACTTGATAAAAGCCCAAGAGGGTGTATGCCCTACATGTGAACAAGGCACAGCACATTTAGATACACACGAATCGTATACCAAAGAGCTAGAAGGCAAAATAGAAGATGAGAAAGAATACACTTCTACTAGCGAAGGCAAACTAACTGATCTATCAGGAGCACTCGAAGACATTGTTGTTCCTGCAACACTAACTACATTTTATAAAACTGCCGAAGAGGCATACGAACACAAACATAATTTAGAGTCGTTAGCATCACAATACGAAAGTAAATTAGACGAACCAAATCCTTACATTGATCAAATAGACTTGCTTAGAGAAACAGGCTTGCAAGAAGTTAGTTTTGATCTAATTAACGAGCTTACACATTTAAAAGAACACCAAGAGTTCTTGTATAAACTGTTAACCAGCAAAGATAGTTTTATCCGTAAAAAGATTATTGATCAAAACATTGCATACTTAAATCACAGGTTAGCATGGTACTTAGACAAGTTAGGTTTACCACATGATGTAAAATTTGCGAACGATTTAAACGTCGAAATAACAGAGTACGGTCGAGACTTAGACTTTGATAATCTAAGTAGAGGCGAACGCAATCGACTTATTTTAGGCTTATCCTGGGCATTCAGAGACATGTATGAGAGTTTAAATGCGCCTATGAACTTAATGTGCATAGACGAACTAATAGACTCAGGCATGGATACAATGGGTGTAGAGAACGCCTTAGCCATCCTTAAGAAGATGAATAGGGAACAAGGTAAGAACATTTTCCTTATCTCTCACAAGGAAGAATTAGTAGGTCGAGTAAACAATGTGTTAACCGTTGTCAAGGAAGGTGGATTCACTGCATACAACACAGACACGGAATATGTCGACTAGCCGGTAAAGAGTAGTGCATAGTATTCGCAGTGGATAACTATGTACTATGCAATGGCATCATAACAAAAAACCAATAGATGAATTACCCGAAGGCTGTGAAGCATTTGTGTACCTAATCACCAACACTACTAATGACAAAAAGTACATTGGTAAGAAGTTAGCAAAATTTAAAACCACTAAGCCTCCACTTAAAGGCAAAAAGAACAAGCGTCGTGGAACTAAAGAAAGTGACTGGCGCACTTATTGGGGCAGTTCAGATAACCTCCAAGCAGATGTTTTAGAGTTAGGTGAAGATAAATTTACAAGAGAGATATTGCATATATGCCCAAGTCGTGGCGTTGCAAGTTACTTAGAAGCGGAAGAACAATTTAATCGCAAAGTTCTCTTGACAGACGAGTATTATAATGGTATAATAAACGTCAGAGTAGGAGGTTCACAAATCCTCCGAGAAGCTCTGAAAAAGATATAACTATATATCGAACACGGCACACACAGACACCAAGTCATACACGCAGACACAAAGTCAAACACATAAGGCACTACACCGCCCCGACAGGGCCATAAACTGTCACCCTTGACAATCCGGCAATGCAATGCACCCGGTGCGAGATACTGGGTTGTAGTCGTAAAGATGCAAAAGACGATATGGCATTAAAACGATGCAGGCAATGGGAAAAAGCAACCTGCAAATTTGTATAACTAAACTATTCAAGGTTATATAAGTTTCCGTGAGGTACGCAAGTACAGTGACGGTAGTGTATGGGGACAGAAGGCTCACCGGTTCCTAGTAGCACCCGAGTAATAGTGACGAAGCTCATCTTGATGACGACCATCAGATACCTTTTTTTATATTCACCTGGCAACAGGTGAATTATGACTCCACTTTCTTGATAACGTTTAATAGTTCTTCTCTAGTAAATATATCTTACAAATGAATGAGTTTCATGAAATGAAACGATTGAATGTAGTAAGGTAAGACACGAAGTGTCTATATACTGTTATAGATGCAACAAATTGTAACAAACGCATATAAAC